CTGCTCATCAGTTGCAAGATTCAACCGGTATATAGGGAGGGCTTGAGCCATGGCTATTTCAAGAGCACAAATGCTCAAAGAACTCCTGCCGGGGATCAACGCTCTGTTTGGTCTGGAGTACACAAGGTACGAGGACGAGGCGGACGAGATTTACGAAACGGAATCCTCCGAGCGGTCTTTTGAAGAAGAGGTCGCGCTGGCTGGTTTCGATGCCGCTCCCGTGAAGGACGAGGGTTCGGCCATTTCGTATGACAACGCGCAGGAAACCTTCACCGCGAGGTATAACCACGAGACGATTGCAATGGGGTTTGCGATCACCGAGGAAGCCATGGAGGACAACCTCTATGACAGCCTCAGTGCTCGTTACACCAAGGCGCTCGCTCGTGCGATGGCCTACACCAAGCAGACCAAAGCGGCCTTCCCGCTCAACAACGGGCAATCCGGCGGCAGCTATCAGTCTGGTGACGGTGTAACGCTGTTCAATACCGCGCATCCACTGGCTTCTGGCGGGACCAACTCGAACACCCCGTCAACAGCCACGGACCTGAATGAGACTTCTCTGGAGTCTGCGGTCATTCAGATTGCCAAGTGGACGGACCAACGGGGCCTTTTGATCGCGGCGCGTCCGCGTCGGATCATTGTTCCACCGGACTTGATGTTTGTGGCGAGCCGTATTCTGGACAGCGAACTGCGTCCATCGACGGCGGACAATGACATCAATGCCATTAAGAACAATGGCACCATCCCCGAGGGTTACAAGGTCAACCATTATCTGACCGATACTAACGCTTGGTTTGTCATCACCGACGTTCCTAATGGGATGAAGCACTTCGAGCGTGCTGCCATGACCACGTCGATGGATGGCGATTTTTCTACCGGTAACGTGAGATACAAGGCTCGCGAGCGGTATTCGTTTGGCGTCAGTGATCCGTTGGGGATCTTCGGTTCTCCTGGCGCGTAGCTCCACGACCACAGAGAGGGGCGCTTGCGCCCCTCTCTTCTTCCTGGGAGCAAGCAGCCCTAGCGACTGGCCCAGCAGACACTTACAGGACTCTAGGGCGAATCCTTTGTAAGGAGGTAATTCTATGGGAACGACACGTTTTACCGGTCCGATGATGTACAGCGGAGAGGGCCGCACCGTGGCAAGCGGCACTTGGTTCAAGAACCTGCCGCTGCAATTTAATCCGGATTATGTGGTTCAGTTCGATGACTTCACCGGCATTGCCGTTGATGGCACGAATGACTGGACTTACTCACAGCTTACCAGCGGCACGGGAGCTATTCTCGCTGATGCTGTTGGCGGCTGGTATGAGATTGCTGGGACAGGTTCGGATAATACCGGCGCATCCCTGCAAGGTAACGAGATATGGCAGGCGGAGGCCAGCAAGAAGCTGTTCTTTGAAACACGCATTGTTTCGACTGATGCGGATCAGATGGATATCTTTGTTGGTCTTTGTGAGAATGGTACTCTGGCAACAGGCGTTCCGTTTTCAACAAACAACCAGATTGGCTTCCTCGTAACGGACGGCGATGCCTCTATTAAGGCCGTCTGTGATAGCGGTGGCACTGAGACCTCTACGGATACGGGCATTGATTTGGAGGATGGCTCCGTTTCTGGGGGCACCATCTCTGGTGATCGCCGTCTGGGTTTCGTGGTAACCGGAACGGGTAAGGTCGAGTTCTATGTTGACCGCGTTCTCAAGGTCACGACCACTGATAACATTCCCACTTCGCAGCTTACGACATGGGTTGCTGCGGTTGCTGGCGAAGCCACTGCCAACAAGGTTGATTGTGATTATCTCTTCACAGCAGCCCAGCGGCAGACTGATGGCATGGTTCAGTACAGCGATCAGGTTTAGGGGCGCGATATGGCTGCTTCTAAAAAGATCTCCGATGCTTCAGCAAAGAAGCCTGCTTCCAAAGAGCCTATTCCTCCGAAGGGCAGTGCTGCCTACAAGGCGCTTGTTCTTTCCGGGAAGGTGAAGGAAAGTTCTTGATGAGAGCGGGGGGCGGAATGCCCCCCTCTTTCTTTATAGGAGGGTTCAATGGCTGATGCTGTAAGCACAACCACGATTCAGGATGGCGAGCGGCAACTGGTTGTCCAGCTTACCAACCTTTCCGATAGCACTGGCGAGGCGAAGGTTACCAAGATCGATGTTTCTGCGCTTAACAGCGATGCGCGCGGGAATGCCTGCGATGAGGTTCGTATCGAGGAAATCTGGGCACAGGTCTATGGCTTTGATGGTGTTCAGCTTTGGTACGATGCGGATACGGATGTTGTTGCTTTGAACCTAGGTGTCGGTTGGACGCACCAGGATTTCAGTTCTGTTGGTGGCTTGAAGATGTACGGGACAAACGCCACTGGTGACATCCTTCTGTCTACGCTGGGCACTGAGGCGAGCGGAGATGCGTATGAAATAATGATCCGGGCCGTAAAGTACTACGCCTGATTGCCGCTTTCAGTAGGAGTTTCGGATGCCGGAGCAGTCAGCGTTGGTCTGGAATATTATTCTAACGGGTATAGCCGGTTCGTTTTTTTGGTGGGTTCGTGGCATGTCTCAGTCGATTGTTGATATCCGGCAGCAGATTTCCAATACGAGGGAGGAGGTTGCGAAGACCTATGCAACCAAGCCGGAAGTTGAGATGAGCATGGACAGGATTCTGGAAAGGTTCGACCGCCTTGAGGAAAAGGTGGATAGGGTTCTTGCTGCCAAGGCGGGACTTTAGGCTGATGGCTATAGACTAATTATTGATGCAGAGAGGGGATTGTTATGCCAAAGGTCGGGGGTAAAAAGTTTCCCTACACCAAGAAGGGGAAGGATGCTGCGAAGAAATTTGCCAAGAAAATGAAGGAGAAGAAGCCGAAGAAAAGGTCCGCCTAGATGGCGACTTCTGGCGCGACAGACTTCACTCTGGATATCGTTGATATCTGTGAGGAGGCTTATGAGCGTGCCGGTGTGGAGATGCGCAGCGGCTACGACCTGAAGACAGCGAGGCGTAGCCTAGATTTGATGTCTATCGAGTGGATCAATCGTGGCCTGAATTTGTGGACAATCGAAGAGGGCACGCAGGCAATCACTGCCGGTACGGCAACTTATAGCTTCCCGGCGGGGACGATAGACTTCTTGGATCAGGTTATCCGAACGGATGCGGGGGAGACCAACAATCAGGCAGACACGTCCGTAACGCGCATTTCTCCGATGAGCTATGCTCAGTTGCCGAACAAGCTGCAAGAGGGCAAGCCCCTACAGATTTACATCCAGAGAACGACAAGCCCGCAGTACACGCTGTGGCCGGTTCCTGATGATGCTCAGACCTATACGCTGGTCTACTGGCGTATCAGGCGGATACAGGACGTAGGAACAGCCGGAACCAATACCTATGACGCTCCGGGTCGGTGGCTTCCGGCCCTTACGGCGGGTCTTGCTTATTACATTTCGATGAAGCGCCCGGAGTCTGCCCAAAGGACGCAATTGCTGAAGGCTGTCTATGACGAGCAGTTCCAGTATGCGGCTGATGAAGACAGGGTGAAGGCGTCCATCCAACTTGTCCCGGGCGGCTATGGCTGGATGACATGAGCAATCGCACGGTCGGGAAATATGCTCTTGGGATCTGTGATCGTAGCGGTCTGACGTACAAGCTGAGGGATCTCTATCCTCAGATAGTCGATGGGAAGGATTCCGGGTTAAGAGTTTCTCGGTCAATGCTTGATGAGGATCAGCCCCAGAACTTTCTCGGCGAGTTTCCGATCAATGATCCTCAGTCGCTACCGTTCACAAGGACCGATACGAACGTGGTGGAGCAGAGAAGGATTGCGTGGAACTGGAACCCCGTAGGGGATAACAACGGGCTTTCTGCCCTGTATGGCTTCTCCACACAGACGAGTACGCAGGCGACAGGTTCGGTTGGTACTGTCACGATATCGATAAGTTAGCGCGGGGTTGAGATGAACTATTCCACGCTTGTCCAGTCCATCAAGGATTACACAGAGAACACCGAGACTACCTTTGTCGGGCATATAGACGAGTTCATCAATCAGGCAGAAACGCGCATTCTTTTTGATGTTGATCTCCCGTACTTCCGGAAAAATTCCACCGGAACCACGAGCGCCTCGAACGCCTATCTAGGCAAGCCGTCAGACTTCCTGTCCTCTCATTCCCTGGCGGTGGTTAGCTCCGGGAATGTTTATTCGTATCTTCTGCCGAAGGATGTCTCTTTTATGCGAGAGGCAAATCCGGACACGGATACGACCGGGCAGCCAACACACTATGCCCATTTCGATGATAGCGCCTTTGTTCTGTCTCCTGTTCCAGATGCAGCGTACACGATTGAGCTTCACTACAAGTACAAGCCGACAGGGCTCTCTTCCAGCAACGCTACGACTTGGTTGGGAGACAACCTTTCTCAGGTGCTTTTGTATGGATGTCTGATCGAGGCTTACACTTTTATGAAGGGTGAGCAAGACGTTATGCAGATGTACATGGGGCGCTATCAGGATGGCCTTGTTCAGGCGAAGGTGCTTGGGGAGTACAGCGATAGGCGCGATGGGTACAGGAATGGGAACCCGGTTTATAGGCGTCCTTGATGTTTGCGGTAGAGGGAAGCATCGGGGCAGCCACTGTTGTTACCAGTGAAAACGGGGGGCTGTCTGCGGAGCAGATTACGATGCTCTGCTGTAACAAGATTGTGCAGGTAAGTGAGACTGCTGCGCCTGAGATAAGGGAGCAGGCGGCAGCCTTCCGGCGTGATCTGGAGGCTGTTGTCCATTCTTATGTCTTGCAGGCGCAGAAAGAAGAGCGGGACACCTGTGTCCAAATAGCCGTCAGGGGCGGTTATCCGGAACTGGCAGAGTTACTTAGGAGCTTTTGAGATGGCAATCACCCAGGCAATGGCCACCACCTTCAAGAAAGAGCTTTTGTTGGGGGCGCATGATTTTGATCTCTCGTCTGGAGATGCGATGAAGATCGCGTTGTACACAAGCACGGCAAGTTTGAGTGCAACAACGACCGCATATGCGTCTACCAATGAGATAACCAATACAGCGGGAACCGCCTATACGGCTGGTGGTCTTGCCTTGACCAAGGTGGACCCGACGACAAGCGGCACTACTGCTTATGTGGATTTTGCTGATGCGACATGGGCCACGGCTTCGTTCACGGCACGCGGTGCTTTGATCTATAACACGGCACCAAACACGACTTCGATATCTCTGACTAATCCGGCAATCATTGTGCTGGATTTCGGTGGGGACAAGACAGTCTCCGCTGGCACTTTTACAGTTCAGTTTCCGACAGCGAGTGCGACTGATGCAATCATACGGATTGCCTAGGTAATTCAGAATGTCCTCTGTCTCTGGGTGGGGTCGCCTCGGATACGGTGATGGGCCGTATGGCCAGCCTTCGCCTGTAACCGTTACCGGGATCGCCGCCACTGGGGGCGTTGGTTCCGTTGTTATCGAAACGGCTTACTCAGTCACCGGCATTGCCGCTACTGGTGGGGTCGGTTCGGTTGTTATCGAGATAGGTGTTCCGGTTACGGGGATTGCCGCGACCGGTGGTGTTGGTTCGGTTGTTGTCGAAATTGGGGTTCCGGTTACCGGGATTGCCGCTACGGGATCGGTTGGTTCCGTTGTTATCGGTATCGGTGTGGAGATTACCGGGCTTGCGGCGACTGCATCAGCGGGAACCATAGATTGGTGGTTCGTCGATGACGGCCAGACACCAAGTTGGTCTGAGATAGATGATTCTCAAACTCCTCGCTGGTCGTCGGTGGACACCTCTCAGACACCGTCTTGGACAGAAATTGCTGCATGACCGAGGTATGAAATGACAAGCACATATACCGCCAATCAGGGCATCGAGAAAATGGATGCCGGAGATCAGTCCGGCACATGGGGCGGAACTGTCAATACCAACATGGACATCATCGACCGCGCTATCAGCGGCGTCGGTGCTTTGACATTAACTGGATCAACCACAACCCTCACTACTACGGACGGAACCCTGACCGATGGCATGTATCGGGTTCTGGTTCTCGGGGATGGTGGCGATCTCGGCAGTGACAACACGATCACAATTTCTCCGAACGACCAGGATAAGGCGTATCTGGTCTATAACAATTTGTCAGCCAATCGTAATGCGATCTTCTCGCAAGGGACTGGTGCAAACGCGACCATCCAGAACGGGGAAACGGCCTGGATCTATGCGGATGGGGCGGGCTCCGGTGCTGCTGTTCGCACTGCTGTGTCCTCTGTAAAAATCGCAGATCAAGATGGCGATACACAGATACAGGTAGAAGAAGGCGGCGACGACGACGATACCATCCGGTTTGATATTGCCGGTGCCGAAGACTTCACCATGACGGCCAACACATTCAACGTATTGTCCGGATCGACTCTTGACGTTAACAGCGGCGCGACCATTACGAACAATGGCACTGCAACAGGTTTTGGTGCTGATGCGGAACGGGCTTTTTCTGGTGTCTTACAGACCAATGCCAACTTTGTGGATCAAGTCATCTTCGGGCCTGCTGTCGATGGTCGGCCTTGGAATGGTCTGTGGAATAAGGCGTCGGTGTTTTCCAGCCTGATGCTGGCGACCGTTGAATCTACCGGCGGTTCGTCGGAATTGAACGTATGGGATTTGACGGAACAGTCGTCTGGGGCTCCAAGTACAACACCTCTGTACACCCAGGCCATTGGCTGGACATCAACATCGATAGACGCGGCAATGGGATATGTCGTGATTGGTGGAGATGCAGGTGTAAAGTTTTACGATCCCCACAGTGGGGCGTGGGCGCAGCGTACTGTTGGCTGGCCTAGATACCTGACCAACAGTTCTGTACCGGCGCTGAATGTTAATGATATTCAGGGAGTTGCTGCTGGTCTCGCCAATCAGTCCCCAATGGACATACGCACGGGCGGCCCGATGCCAGTGTTTGCCGTAACGTATGTTTCAGGGGGCAGTAAGGAAACGTCAGTTCTCAAGTACGGGAGCGTTTATCA